GCAACAGCAGGACGTTGGTTGACGCATCGCGTATTTTTTCCACAACGGAGCCTTTTGCTATGTTAAATACACCATCTGACATGGTTTATTCCTCGTGTCCCAGGAAATAGAAAGACGGCACTTGGCCGCCTTTGGTGGGTTAGGTTTTTGATTAACCGCCGGTATCGGGGGGTTCATCATCAGGGGCCAGCTCACCTGTTTGGTCATCGGTGATTACAGCCGCCTCTGACTCAGCCGTCACGCCTTGATGGGTGATGACTTCCTCGCCTTCTTCAAGGCAGTATTTGACGGCGGCGGGTTTGTCATCGGCAAAACCTGCGTTTACTAGGTCTTTGATGGTGGCGGCTTCGGCTTCGATGACTTGGTTTGGTTTGTAGTCGATACCGTCCAGCGGGGTATTGACCAGGATTCTGGCTTTTTTCATTGACATGATTGTTTCCTCTTGCGCGATTCAAGCAGGGCCAGCGGACTGGCCCTGCTGTGCGTTGTGGATTACCTAACCCGCTTAGGTGGCGGAGTTTTGGTAGTATTTGACGGCGTTGGTATCCAACAGGTTGCCGCCAGAACGTGCCCACATCAGGAAACCGACCTGGCCGAGCTTGGCATAGGCTGAATCGGTGAAGCGGAACAGTGAAGCCTGCATCACATCACGGATGTAGTATTTCGCCATATCACCAAACAGGATGGATTTTGCACTGGCCGCCATGGTGGCCACGTTCTGGTTTATGGTGACGCCGTAGCCCAAGACTGAATCAGCCATCGGGCCACCCAGACCGTCGTAACCCGGCAGGAATACCGGGCGGTTCTGGCTGTCTTTCAGTTTACGAATCACCTTGAGTGATGAGTCGTTCATCATGAAGCGGCAGTTACCCGAGAGGCGATAGGCGGGGTCAACGGCGTGAACCAGATCAACCAGGTCATCAAAGATCACGGTTGTGGTTTGGCCGGTTGTGCCGGTTTTACCTGCACCCGCACCCGTTACAATACCGCGCGGCTGGGATGAGCCCGTGCCGGTGGTAAAGTAGCTGTTGGTGATCCGGCCAATGCGTTCAACCAGGCGGTTATTGATAAACGACTCGATATCGACCTGGCTGTCCTGCAGCAACTCGAACGGGACTGCCACGATCTTTGAGCTGAACTTGTAGGCGTTGAGGGATACGGTGCCGAAGGTGGGGTCAGCCGCTGTTGCGGTGGTGTTTTCCGCGATCAGCTCACCGGTTTCACTGGTGCCATCTGATGTAGGGAACGACAGCGGATTGCCCATTTCAGTTTGAATCACAGTAGCTGCTTCACGCATACCACCAAACGCCTTGAGGGCATCGATAATGGTTTGCGCAACATCTGACTGCACGCTGTAACCGCCCTCTGAGCCCGTACCTGTGCTCATGGTGTTACGAATGCCTGCCCACTCTTCAGCCGACAAAGCACCATCACCACCCCGCAACCATTTAGCAAATAGAGCAGAGGCGGGTGATTTTGCATCACGCGCGTGACGATCAGCGGCGGTGATGACGACTTGGGTTTCTGCTTCCAACGCCATGGCGTCCAGCAGCTTTTGATGGCGGTTGATTTCGCCGTCAAGGGCGTCAATTTCCGCCATACCTTCATCGTATTTGGCCTGCAGTTCTGCAGCCCATTTGTCACCTGGATTTTTCTCCAACAGTGCATGGAGTCCCTGAGCGCGTTCGCTGCGACGCTCCCGCAGTTCTTGAATGCTGGTTGGCATTGTGTTGTTCCTCAAAAAGTTATGGACATTAAAAAACCGCCGTTAGGCGGTTTGTGTTGCAAGACACGGGAGCGCGTCAGGCAGCATGGGCGACCAGGCGCAACCGGCGCGCTAGGTGGTCTGTGTGGCTGTTGTTGTAAGCCGCAATAGGTTCAGGTGTGGGTTCTGGTTCCGGCACAGGGTCTGGTTCTGCAACCGGCGCTGGTTGCGGGGCATGGCCATAGGCGGCCAAGTTCCAGTGTTGCGCGGGTGCTTTGGCTTTGGCTTTTGATCCGAGTGTATCCATGCCCGTGGCAAAGCCGTATTCGATAGCCTCTTCTGCATCAAACCAGGTGGTGGCGGCTATCCATTCGTTTAGCTGTTCGGGGGTTTGGCCTGTTTCACGGGCGTAGGTTTTCACTAGTGTGCCGTCGATCTTTTCCAGCAGGCCCGCCACATCCATCAGTTCATCGGCATTACCTATGGCGATGGTCCAGGCTTTGTGGATCATGAAGAAGCCGCCTTCACTGATCAGCACTTCATCCGCTGCCAGCGCCACATATGAAGCAGCACTGGCGGCATAGCCATCGATATGGGCAATGATTTTACTGGGATGTTCGCGTATGGCTTGCTCCATAGCGCGGCCGGCAAAGACATCACCACCCGGACAGTCAAAGCGTAGATGGATGACGGGAGCGGTCAGGCTGTTTAGGGTGCGTACAAAACTTTCTACACCGATGCCGCCCCAGTAGTCATCCGCCACGATCACATCATAGAGGTAGATGGTGGCCTCTTGCTCGGCGGCGTCCGCGCGGAATTGTCCAACGCCGCGATTGTCAGCCAGCAGTTTAAGCAGTGGATTCACTTTCTTCTCCTCCGTGGAGTTTTTCGCCACCAGCAATAGGTGGCAGGTTATCCAGTTTCCGAACTTCGTTGACTGTAATCCAGCCCGGCTCACCCGCGCGACCCAGGGCGATCCGGTAGCCTTCGTTGCGGGTTTTGTAGTCACCCCGCTCAAGCCCGGCTGTGTTGAATTCAACAAAGGTTTTTCTATCGCGGAACAGTTTACGGTTGAACTCTTGTTCAAATTTAACCAAGTGGCGCTGCAGGGTGTATTTCACAAAGCCGATGGACATCTGCTCTACACCGCTACCCCAACTGGATGTTTTTTCGGTGTGGCCGATCATGTGAGGCGGCACACCAAAGATGCGCGCGATGTCTTCAACCTGGAATTTGCGTGTGTCAATGAGCTGCGCATCTTCTGCGTTCATTGTCAGCTCATGGACTTTAATGCCGCCCGCCAATAGTGCGGGCTTGTGGTTGTTACCTAATCCGCGATAGCGTTCATTCCAGCTATTGCGCATCATGTCTTGTTGATCGGTTGTTGGGTTCCCCGGTAATTCCAGCGCAATATCAGGCCGCGCGCCGTTGGTGAAGAAGCTGCCACTGTATTCATCCGCAGCCAGCGAGATACCGGCCGCATTGCGCAGGGCGTGGCGGATTTGGCTTTGGCCGTTGCAACCGTCAAAGCCGGCACCGGGTACGTGGATCATGTCGTCTTGGTCAATGACTTCGGTTTTGCCTTCATCATTTTTTACGTGATACCAGAGCCGGCCATCTTTACGCACGACGGTTACGCGGGATTTATGCAGCGGGTCAAACCCCGTGGCCATGGGTGAGCGCCCCTGGCGCTGGATGCGCGCGAAGCTGTCACCGTTCAGCAGGAGTGAGCCGGTGAGAAATTCCCAGAACACCGCCGCCGATAGGGCGTCTGTTGGTTGGCGATTCAGCAGCCACCAGTAGTCATGATCGATGCGCTTTTTTTCGCCATCCTGACCACGCTGATAAACAGGTAAGGGCAGACTGGAAAGCGCGCCACCGATCAGGTTGACCGAGGCGTAAACGGCCGATACGCGCATGGCGCTCTGTTCGGTTACCGCGACACCGGAGGCACTGAGCCCGCCGGTCATCCAATCAAACAGTTCGGAGCCTTTGATTATTTTTGATGAGTCGAGTGTTTCATTACGCACAGCGGGCGCACGGCGTGACGCTTGTTGTTCAGAGACAAACCGGTCAAGGATGGGGCTGCCCGGTGTTTTGCATTTTTCCAGGGCATTATTGAACCGCCCACAGGCTTCTATTCTGTCTGCAAGCTCATTCATAAAATTATCAACTCGGGTGTTGGCTGTTGTTCAGCCTCTTTGCTCGATTGGCCCGCTGCCATGATGGCCGCAACGATTCCATCCACCCGGCCGGTGGCGCGCTTTTTGTCTATCTTTCGGTTGCCTGATGGGTCAGAGGCGATTACGGCATTGGCCGCGCACCAAGTCATCACCGGGTTGGCGCTGTGTTTTAGGCTGTCATTCAGTAGCCGCTGTTCAAATTCATCCAGCGACGGGCTCATGTCTTTGAAGCCCTGCCCGAATGGCTGCAGGGGTAACTCGATGCCTTCCTGCTCCATGAGCATTTTCAGGTCTTCTATTCGCCAGCGATCATAGGCGATGGACTGTATCGCGTAGCGCGACACGTCTTCCGCCACTTGTTTGATCACTGCCAGTTTGTTAATGGCCTTCCCTGGCAAGGCAACTAAATGCCCAGCGTCACGCCACGAGAGGTACGGTACACGATCAAGGCGTTCTTTTTCTGTGAGCTGATCACCCGGCACCCAGAAGCGCGGCAACAACCGCCAGTGCTGATCCGTTTCTGTTGGCTCAAAGAGCAGCACGAAGGCGGTCAGGTCTTGTGTGCTGCCCAGATCCAGGCCACCCCAGCAGCGGCGGCCTTGTAATTCTATTGGGTCGAAATCAGTATCTTGCGCGGCGAACCATACATCACTACTGATCCAGGGCGATGCGGCATCAACCCACTGGCAGAAGTTCAGCCGGCGGACAATGCTTTCTTTTGAAGGCATGCCGCGCGCTTG